TGCTCTGGCTGCGCAAGATCTGGGCGTCCACTTGGTCGGCGCAGGTATCGAGCAGCTTGATGGCTTGGTCTTTCAGATCCCACAGTGAGCCGTTGTCGGTCAGGTCGGTGTCATCACCTATCCGTTCGCAAGGGATCAGCTCGGGCGCTTCAATTCGTATTGCGCTGGCCTTGGTCACCACTGGGTTTGGTGCGCAGGCCGTCAGGCAGAGGCTGAGCAGCCCAATCACGAACAGGCTTGCTGTTGCGCTTGAGTTCTTCAAAGTCTTTCCTCGCCTTTTTGGCTTTGTCTTCGCTGGCCTTGATGCGTTTGGCCAGGTCGGCGCTGTAGGCCGCGTTGCGTTTGGCTTCGGCTTGCAGGGTGGTGATCGTCGCCTGGCTTTCAGCGTTCGCCGCGATGGCGTCTTCCTTGCTCTTGGTTTCGATCTGCATCTCACCGCGCAGGAGGACGACGCGATACTGCTGGATACCGATGAGTAGGCAGGCCACCAGGGCGATGATGGCGGCGACTACGAAGGCTCTCATAGGGTGTCCGCCTTTCTGCCAAGGAACTTGACCAGAATCTCGCGGATCGCGGTCACGCCGAGGAAGCCAATGGCCCCACCGGCAGCGACCGACAGATTCTCCGGCCAGGCCATCCACGAGATAATGCTGCTGGCCGATAAACTCAGGCCGCCGCAGATCATCGCCTCGGAGAAGATCCGACACTTGTTGGTTTCTTTGGAGTCGTACAGGACGCGAAGGAAGGAAATGAGAATCGCCATGATCGCGCCTTGGATGAGCGGATTGGTCAACGCATCCCAGAACTTGGCCCAGCTCTCAGGTCTGTCTGGCATGATTGAGCATCCGGTGAATGCCCCATGAGCGGAGCGGAAATAGGTCCGGCACTCCGCGCATATCGCGTCCGCTCGGGGCAAGGACGGTTGCGCGGGTGTCGAAATGATTGGATCAGATACATCCGGGAAAGCGTCCACTTGGGTAGCGGCTTTCCTCGGAGGTACAAAAAAGCCCGCAGCATGTACGGGCTTTTTTCATTTCTTCAGAGTTGCTTCAGCAGTCCATTCGGACCTCATCAATGCCAATGCCAGCACCGACGCCGGTAGCTTCAGGCTTGGTCGAGGTCATCACGAAGTGATTGCTGGATGCGCGCAGATTGGCACTCAAAGCTTTGTCATCGCCTTCGCTTCCCGTTCGCCATTGGGCGAGAGTCAGCTCCAGTCGCTTCATGGAGACGCCTTGCGGCTCATCCATTGCAACCATGTAGTGCGCGAAGGTTCGCAGTGGCTCGGCCATTGCGGTCATCGAGAAGCAGGCGAGGCATGCGGCGAACGCAAGCCCGAGGTACGTGGTGAGTCGTCGCATGTGACATCCCTCTCAGGTTGTTTGTTTCGGGAAAAAGGATTGCCGCGTCTGCGGCCACTTGGCGTTGGTTGATTCCTGATGTCTTTCCATCAGTCCGCCTGCACAACCCCCAGAGTAAGCGTTTGTAGGGCTCGCAGGCTGCCGGTGTTTTGCGATGTTACGGTACGAACCGGCTAAACCGTATCCAGATACCCCGACTCGAAGGAGGGAACTAGTCGGGCAACTCTGGCCGCTGATTACTGCTTTGTTGAAGTCCCTGATTAAGGACTCTATATATTCAAGCCCTGAACGCAGAAACGACAGGATGGGGAAAATATACGCAAGTGCGCAAGGAATGACAATAGGCCATCAGAAATAATTTCATGCCACCCGCTCCGCGAACAGACCCAGCGGCTCCAGAGCCTCCTGAGCGATGGCCAGCGCCTTGTTCACTTCATCCTCCAGCCCCTTGGTGATTTGTCGTCTCCAGTGCTGCTGAGTTCTGACCGGCACCGGATCATCAGTCCATGAGTCCATCGAATACCAATGATCCGGCAGCGTAGAGTTCGACCGCTTCCCGTCCTTGCCTGGCAGCTTCGGCATCGCCCAGGTCAGCACCGCGGCATCACGGAACCGTTCCGGAGCCGGAGTCTTCACCCTGGTACGCACCGCCCGGATGGATTCGCGCTTGTGGTCCAGGTCTGGGCTGAACTTGGCCTTCAGGATCTCCCAGTGCTCCGGGGCCAGTGTGGCATGCAGGCGAGCCCGGATCATACTGTCGTGCAGCAGCTGGTCATCCTTCCCGGTGATCTCGCCCTTCAGTTTCGTATCCTGCACCCGAGGCTCGAAGCTCATGCCGCCGCCCATGTTGTCGGTCGATAGTGCCCGGACCACTGCTGTGACGATGTTTAGATATTTCATGCCTTAACCTCCCAATAGCCAGTACCCCATGTGCGCGGACTATTCCACCTCGAGGTTGATACCCAGCGCTCTACCGTGTCGCGCCATTCCTCCTTGCTCCCGCAGGTTGGGCATACTTGGATTATCCGAAAGTCAGATGCACTGAATATTTCCCCTGAATATGCATGACCGCATTTGCAGCGGACCCGCGCCACCCACTTGCTCATACCACCCCCTGCAAATATGCCTTGATCGCTTCCCGCGCAGCCTCGAAGCCGCCGCACACCACTGCCTGATACCCGTTATCCAGCGCTCTCACCTGGAACGCCTTCTGGTCGTCGCTCACGTCGGATGGCGAATACTTGAGTCGCTTCATTTCGATCCATAGGCCGGAATACCCGAAAGACGGCTTCATCAGGAACAGGTCCGCCACCCCAGTGGTGAACCCTTCGGCCTTCATGCGCTGAATCTTCTTGGCTCGCTGGATCGGCGTCCCGGCCAGATGTGCGCCATTCGGGATCGCAATCAGCAACTCCTTGATCGCTGGGTATTGCAGGCGAAACCACGTCACAACTTTCACCTGTTCGACATGCTCCGTCGGCACCGGCAGGGCGATCGCCTTGGGCTTCCTTGCGGTTACGCCTGAAGACATGCGCAATCCCTCTCGAAGCCATTGACGAACTGGACGACCGGGCCGCCCTTGATGACGCCATGTTTATAGTGGTGCCAATCGCCTTGTGTTGCAGCCTCTGCGGCCTTCTTCAGCTCAGTCGTATCCATCATGGCTGCATGCTCCCGAACTTGGACAGCAGGTCCTGCTGAAGCTGCGCGACCTTGCCGTCGAAGTCGTCGACGAGGGCCGTACGTGTGCGTTTGTTCTCTTCATCAAACCCTGTCGGCACGCCCTTACCTGCCCACCACTCACGGGCGGCGGCATACACATCATCACTGGCCTTGCACTTGAAGTGGTATGCATTACCTTCCCTGCCATCCCACTGCAATGGACCACCGGAACTGATCAAAGCCTTCAGGCGTCGACCCAGATGACCTTTACTCAGCGGCAGGCCCAGCTGCTGACGACTTATCATGTAGAGGTTTTGCGCATACCCCTGGCGGAATTGGCCATAAGAAACCGACTTGGTTCCGCCGATGTAATTATCAATTACCCCATGCGCTGTTTTCTTGATTTGTTCGCGCCAAATAGCTTTCAGAATTTCCGCATCTGTTACTTTCATCACTTACTCCGCTTATCTCTGTGGTCTGAATGCAAAGGTCGCTGATCAGGCTTCAGCGGCCAAGGGTGGAATTGTCGGCAGTCGTGACACCAAAGATCCTGCTCAGCCAGAATTTCCATGCAGTCTTCCAGCAGCGCGAGCTGGCTGCCGTACTTCGCCTCGAATCGGCGCTTCCATGGGTGAACAGCGATCAGGCCCGGTGCTCCGGTGCCGTCTTGATGGTGACCGGCGCACAAGGGTAAGACGCGCTCGTGCGCTCCCGGCTTCGTGCGACCGTCGATGTGATGGATTGAAACTACGGTGTTGCGGACGCCATCGGCGCGACAGGCAATGCAGCCGATAGACGCGAGCTGGTCATGTAGGTGTTTCTCGGCTGCCGATCTGGTTCTGCCCTTCATAACCGCCTGCCTCACGTCCGTTTTCGTCAGGCGATTATAGCGCATAGTCCGTGGTTAGGGACTTATTTTTTGCCGATTGGTAACTATTTTAGTACCTGCCTCCCCATCGGTCTGGCTCAGTCCAGCGCACGCCCCGCTCAGCCCCGAAG